TCAATATATTAATCCGATATAGGCAGAAGGTTGTCGCAACCTACCCGCCAACAGGCAAAGCGGGTCAGCCCTTGGCCCGCCGCCTGCGCCGGTTGCCATAGACGCAGGCGCAGGTGTGACGACAGAACACATGCGTTGCCCGCCGGGGCTGAAACGTAGTGCCACACTCGGGGCAAGTGCGCGGATCAAGGGGGGCGCGCTTGCTCGCTTTGTAGTGCCGCTTGGCGCAGCGCGGTGAACATGATCTCTTGCGCGGGTCGGTCGTCTTGAACGCCGCGCCACAAAAGGCACAATCAAGTTGCCTGACAGGGTTCTTGCGCAGCTCGCGGTAATGCGCCGCAAGGCAATCCGGGGTGCAGTAGACCTTGTTGTGCACGCGCTCGGCCTCGGGCGGCAGTTGGCTACCGCACCACTCGCAGAACGCGGGCGGCTCCAGAAAGCTAAGCCGCTTCTGCATTGAACGCCGCGTTCCACGCCTTCGCGCACCTGTTGGAGCAATAGTGCACCTGCCTTTCGCGCAGTCCGACGCCACATTGGCGACAGACGGAATCCTTGACCTCGACACCGACAAAGGCCCGCTGCCCCTCGGCCCATGTTGGCCTAGATGCCCGCGCCAGCCTTAGCGCCTCGGCCACGACATTGCGCGCCGCTTGATCGGCCACCGGCCACGGCCAGCCCGCAAGGCAAAGCGACGATCTCAATTCCGCAATGAAACAGCCTTCATAGGCGAACTTGGAACCGATCACGCCGTCGCGAAAGTCGCGAACAATGACAACCGCCATTGTCGTTGCCATGCGTTGCGCCGATCTGACCTTTTGCCGCTTAGCCCTCGGCATTCCAGCCCACCAGCTTCATTGCCGTGTCAGCATCAACGCCCGCCTCTTTCGCCTGCGCCAGCGCCTGAACGATCCCGGCCGCCGCGCGGGCACGTCCGCCCGCGTCATAGGCTTGCAGCGGCTGCATCACGTCCACCGCGACCGGCTGGCCCAGCTTTAGCATTGCTTCTTCGGCCAAGAGCGCCGCGACCGGCTGGAGCGTGTATGTCGCAAGGTGGCGCTGTGCTTCGCGCACAAGCGGCCCCGTTCGCGTTGTAGAGCAAGCCCGGCAGAACCCCGAACGCGCCGCAAATCGCATCTCGCGCCGCTGTGAGCGTTTCCCGCGTCATGGCCCGGCTCAGGTCCGGGGTTACGTCGCTCGGCCTCCAGTCCTGCGCAGGGGCAGGCCCGCCCGCCGCCGTCACCTGCACCGACTCGCGCAAGAGCAGCTTGCCGCGCGCGCCCTTGAAGCCCCGCGCAAGTTTGGTCAGGTCGGTATCCTCGGTTTCGGGGAAAGGCACGATCTGCGAACCCAGCGGCATGTTTTCAAACGCCTCAGAAAGCGCCGTCTCGACCGCGTGCAACATTCCGGCCGTGAGCTGCGCCCGCTTGAGCGGTGCCACGCCCAGCCAAGGCGCGACCGGATCAGATCCGATACGGATATGCAGCACCTCGCCCGCCAAGGCGGTTTGCGTGCGCCCGCCGCCCGCTTCCGACACGCTCAGCCGGTAGGCGCGCGGCTCACCGTCGCGGGTGGACAAATCCCAATCCGATACGGGCACAAGCCGGTCGTCGCGGATCAGGAACACCGCTTCGCCGCGCAGCGCCAGACTGCGCCCGGCCATCGCCAGCACGCGCCGCCCGATCAGGTCGGTTCCGTTGATCTCGGCCAGCGTCATCGCGCCTTCCCAAAGAGAAACGCATGTCTGCGCCGTCGCGGTCAGCTCGGCCAGCCCACGCCGCCCGCTGATATAGCTTTCCCGCGCCGACATGATTTCGGCCGTGAAGCCTGACGCGCTCGCCCGCGTTTCCGGTGCCTTGCGCTTGAATATGTCGAGAATACCCATTGTCAGGCCCTCCTAAACGTGCGCAGCAGATCGGCCGCGCCTGAGTTTTGCAGCGCCCGCGCGACATGCGCCGGGCTGCGTTGTGTCGTTTCTTCCACGTCGCCCAGCTTGTAGCTGTAGCTTGATGCGCCCGCCGGGTTGCCATCCTCGGCCAGATACTCGGCCAAGCGCCTGTAAGCCTCGGAGACGGGCGCAGGCACGTCGCCGCCGCCCACGTCCGCCGTGATCCTGTAAGGCCCTTCACCGTTCAGCAGGACGCCGCCTAGCGGCCCGTCCGACAGGCTCGCCGTGATCCATGCCACGCCGTCCCAGACCTCGCGCGCCGTGATCGTGGCGGGTTGCAGATCGGGCTTGAACTCGCCCGGCCCTTCCACCGTCCAGACCACCTCGCGCGTTGTGAAGCGGTGCGCCGTGTGCGCCTCGATCCGCGCCCAGAGCGCCGCCGCGTCCAGCATCATCGCCTCCGTTGAAAGCCCGGACGGAATCGCGGGATAGGACGCGGGCACGGCCTCGTCGCGTTGCAAAATCTCCATCATGCCCTCCAGCGATTGAGCGCCCGGCGCAGCCCGTCATCGGGTGCCGCCTCGGTCGCATTCCAATTCCGCGCCTCGATCTGCGCGCCGCCATATGCGGGCCGCGTGACCGCGCTCAGCTCGAACAGGTCCGCCGCCGTGATCGTGCGCCGCACCACGCCCGACCGGGCTTCGATCCGCTCGCCATCGGGCGAGACGCGAAAGCCGGGCGATAGGCCCCGGATCAGCCCCGCGTCATGCGCCGCCAGAAAGTCGCGCGCCCATGTCGTTTCGGGTGAGATTGTCGCCTCGAAGCTCAGAGCGTCGTCATTGTCGCGCAGCTCCAGCGTGCCCGCCGCGCGGCTGGCAAGCGGTTTCTCGAAGTCGTGCCCGCTCAGCAGGTGAACATCCTCGCCAGCCTCCAGCCGGGCCGCGAAGGCGCGGGAAGCGATAACCTCCACACGCCCCCGGCCCAGCTCGGCAGGCGAACCGTAGGGGAACGCGCCCGCAATGCGAACGCGCCCCCCGTCAAGGCGGCGCAGCTCCAGCGCGCCGCCTGCTACACCGCCCCAGAGCATCACTGAATGCCCGTCAGGATGCGGGTTTGCACCGCGCGGGAAATGGTCACGTCCATCGTGGCCAGCGCCGTGAGCCGAAGCCCGCCCGATTGCGCATCCGAAAACGGATCGCGGACCAGGTCGATTGCGCCCCACGTCCCCACGAAGAACGGGGGAACACCGCCCGCCGTGGTCGTCAGGACCGCGCTTGTCGCCGCCGGATCGCCGGTCGGATCGGCAAGGGCGTTGTGGCTCATGGTCACGCTGCCCAGCGCACTCGTCAGACGATTCCATTCAGTGATCCCGCTGCCCGCGTCCCAAATGTCCGCATCCATCGTGTCCCAGACCTCGGGCCGGATCAGCAGCCGCACATCGCCGGGGCCGCTGGCCGCGTTGCCGGTGATGAAGCTGACCACCTCGGACCGGAACGCCCCCCAGGTCGGGGCCGCGCCCACGGCTTCCTCATTGATGCCCCAGCCGGACGCACCCGCGAAAAGGCCGGTCGGCTCGCCTGCCGATCCGCTGCCCAAGAACACGGCGCGGTCAAGGGCTTCCTCGATAGCGCCGTTCATGTCGCGCCGCACCGCTTGCTCAAGCCCGCTGCCGGATTGCTTGAGCGTCCTGCGCGTGATGCGCATCTGGACGCCCAAATTGTGATCCGGCTTCAAGGGCCGATCAACGGTCGTGTAGGCACTCGGGCCGGTCACATTGCCGGTTTCCGAAGTCGCCCACCCCGCCGTCACGCTGGACGTGGCAACGGGATATTCGACCTCGCCCACGCCCACGTTGACCATCTGGCCACCCATGCGGGCCGCGACCGATCCCGCGAAAAGCCGCTCGATGATCGGGGCCGTGCGGATCGGATCGGGGGTGCCGCTCGCCACGGTTTCACCGGCCCGGATTTCCAGGGCTTCCCACGGAATCGGAACGCCGCGATAGCCGCCGCGCGACCGCAGTTCGGTGACGATCTCGCCCGTCTGCCCCTCAAGGGCGCGGCCTTCATCCAGAGCAAGGGCCACTTGGCGCATTTCAAAGCCCGCCATGACCTCGGCCCATTCCCGGCTTGACCGGGTTTCCAGATCGGCCCCGGCTTCCCGCCGTTCCTCATCCTCAGCAATGAGCGCCGCGCGATAGCGGGTCTCGGCCGTGCGATATTCCTTGTCGAGCGATTCCATGCTGCGCACTTCATCCTCGGTCGGTTCCGGCTTGGCTGCCAGCGTTGCCAGCTCTTGCCGGATTTCGGAGCGGCGAAGCTCCAGTTTCTTCGATTCAAGCATTTTGATCTCCTGTGCTCGAAAGGTTGCCCTGCATGGTCAGCAGGTCGCGCCATTGCTGGCGCTCGGGACTGAGAACGGGACGCCCGCACTCAATTCGGGTCTTGCGCGTGTGACAGGACGCGCAGAGCGTTTGCAGATTGGTCAGGTCGAAGGCGCGTTCCGGCGCGGTGCGCACCGCCTCGATATGGTCGATCTCCAGCCGGTGCCGCCCGCCGCACTGGACGCAGGCCCAGCCGTCGCGGCGCAGCGCCTCCAGCCGCAACGCCCGCCAACGCGGGCCGCGCGTGATATGCCTGCTATACCGCCGGGTCACGTCGCACCTGCATGTCGTAGTAATGAGCCGTGCCCGCCGTCCCGACAGGCGAGACGCGCACCACGCGATAATCCTCGCCCTCAGCCGCCACGCGGTCGTCAACCTGCGGTGTCACCGCCACGTCCACCGCCATGAACAGGCGCAGGTCGCCCACCTCGAACAGCCCGCCCGCGATTGCGGCCAGCTCTTCGCCGTAGCGCGCCGTTGCGGCCGTCGCGGGATAGTCTGTCACCGTGCCCGGCAACGTGCCGCCGAAACCGTCAGGTTCGCCCGGTGTCTCGCGTTTCAATGTCACCGCGCGCCCCTGCGCCGCGATGATCCGGCTTGCTCTTGCGGTCAGGTCCATGCGATCCGCCCTCCTTTGCTTTTCGGTGCGCCGATCATTCGGACGCCCTGCGCCACGGCCAGCACCGTTGCCGCCGCCGCGTCGATCCGGCCGGTCGAGCGGCCCTTTGCCAGTTTGTGATTGCCTGCCGGGTCAACGATTGTGATTGCGTCCGCGAAGGCGGAACGCAGCAGCAGCGACGGCAGGGTGCGCACCTTGCCCTCGAACAGCGCCCGCCGGAACCGCTCCACATCCTCGGAGCCGTCGCGCCAGCCCATGCCGCGCCAGACGCAAGGCACGCGCTCCAGCCCGGCCCCGCGCAGCGCCTCGACAAACTCCGCATGGCGGAAACGGTCGCCCACGATTGCGGCCGGTGCCTGCCCGTCCAGCAGCGCCACAACGTCCGCAAGGAAGCGGTCAACGGGCACGGTCGTGTCGCCCATTGTCACCAGCTCGCCCCGGTCGCTCATTTCGACATAGCGGCCCGACACGCCGTCCGCCGCGCCACGATCCGCAAGGCCGGGTTTCGTCGGGAAGGCTGCCACGCATTCAAGCCGCGCCGTCTCAGGCCAGAACAGCGCCGCCGCCGACATGCTGCGCGAACCGCCCAGATCAATGCCCAGAACGACAGGCCCGGCCCGTTCGGGCAGAGCATCGGGCGCGATCTCGGCCGCAAGCCATTCGTCGGTTGTCACCAGCACCGATCTATCGTCGGACGCGACACGCTCATTGCGGTTGAGATTGCGGAACGATGACAGCGCCGAACCGCCCCGCGCCATCGCCCGCCGCGCCTGCGCGACCAGCCATTCCGGGGTTGAGCCGATATTCTGCCGCGCGCCCGGATTGGCGATCAGCAGGCTTTCCAGATCGTCAGGCGGCAAGCCCGGCTCGGGCCGGTGTTCCTGCACATAGCTGCCGGGTGGCGGTTCATCCAGCCAGCGGGAAAAGGTGTTCGCATCATCCGGCGCACTGGTCGAGATAATCAGCGCCCGGCCGTCTCTTTTGCCCAGCCCCGACAGGATTGCGTTTTCGAGATTGTCGCCCTTTTCCTTTTCCCATGCGGCCCGTTCGTCAAGGATTGCCAGCGTCGGAGCACCGCCCAGGATCGACTTGCCGTCCGCTGCGATCACGCGCGCCAGCCCGCCGCCATTCTCGGCCGTCTCCACCTCCAGCTTGGAGCCGCGCCGGATCGTGAATTGTTCCTGTTCTTCCTCGGGCAGCCCCTCAATGAACCCGACCAGAAAGCCAAAGGCGATCTTGGCTTGATCCCGGTTCCGGGCCGCGAAGATGATTTCCCGCTTGGGCTGCGGTGCGATCTCGCCCATCAGGTGCCCCAGCGACAGGCCCGACGAAAGCGCCGTTTTGGCGTTGCCGCGACCGATCGACAACAGCCCCACGGCCGTGCCCTTTGCGAAGGCCCCGCGCACAAAGTCCTTCTGATAGCTCGCCAGCTTCAAACGCTTCCCGGCCGTGCGCCCCTCGGGAACCGTGAGCCGCGACAGAAAGCGCAGTGCGGCCGATGCCTCTTTCGATGCCCTTGCCATCAGATCGCCCCCCGGAATTTTTTTCGGAGAGAGAACGGAACAGTTGGGCGGTCGGTTACACGCCTGCATAGAAACCGCCCCATTGGGACCACTGGCAAGGAAGTGCGCATCCCTCCAAGGGTGCGCACACTTCCCGGGGTATAAGGGGTGTGTGCGAACAGGGGGTTGGAACGGGGTTGGAAGGCGGTTGGAACGGGGTTGGAAACTACGCTCATTCCGTCACCTCCAGATGCGTGCGCCGCTTGGAAGGCGGTCCATCCTCGGCCACGCGCAGCTTGCCAGCCGACAGCAGGCGCTCCATCGCCGCCTTGAATGCGCGCTTGGTGACGCCTTCATTGTCGGGGTGATCTGAGAACACCTTGGGCGCGTAGGCTTGCCCGCCCGCTGCGTTGACGCGCCGCCCTTGCTCGGTCAGCTTGCCCAGCAGCGTGAGGAATACGCGCTCCGCCTTGGCATTCACGGCCAGCGCATCAAGCCCGGTCGGTTGCTCATCGGGCACGAACACGCCTTCGCGCCATGTCATGTTGATCTCGCCGCCTATGCGCCCGTAATTCGCCTTCTTGGTGGACATGACGCGCTTGTCAGGGTCAGGCTCGTATCCATCCTGAATGATGCGTGACAGGTAGAGCCGCGACCGAACGGAGTTGTTCCAAGCTGTCGAGCCGGACGTGCCGGTGCCACTGGATAGGCCCGTGAGCGACGGGTGCCCCAGCAGCAT